GGAGAACTCCATCTTGGAGCCCCGACCCATGTCGGTCTGCCCCTCGTTGCCGCCGCCGACCTGACCTGCACTGTTGGTTCCCATCGAATCCTCCTTTGGAGCTGAAAGCAGAATCGAATGAAACCGCTCTCAAGTCAAGCTCCTTGTTCCTAATGAGATTACTCGGAGAAAGCATAACGATCAACCGTCGGCTTTCATCTACGCTTTTCCAAGCAACCCAAAAAGTCGGTACATGGCCGTTTTTATTGCGTCTGTGCTACTGACCTCAAAACGACCAAGAGTCCCTTGAGCCTCCGCCAAAATCTGCTCTCGTCGCTCCAACTCGAACTCCCGTTGCCGACGTTCTTCTCCCTCAACGGCAAGCTGCAACTCTCTTGCCGCTGCCTCGACTTCACGCCGACGCTGATCAACTTCTCGCCGCTGTTCTGGCAACATCCAAGGCTCCGGATAGCACTTACAGAAAGGATGGGGATACGTCGGATACCGATCAATCGGATACAATCCCTCGAGAGAGATTCCGTCAAGCGGCACTCCCGAACGCTCAAGCCGACCAACCGTTTCAGCACTCACTCGAGAAGCATGAACCTCGCAAATCTCCTTGCCGCCGTACCACCGATGTGTAGGATTCAATCGCCAATAAGCAAAGCGGATGCCCGAAGCCTGGAGAGTCACAATCTCCACCGCGTTGGCCAACCGAGTCTCCTCAGCAACCATCAACCGACGCATCTGCTTGTACGTCGTTCCTCCACGAATTGGAGTTCCAGGTCGAAAGTACGACAAGGTTCGGTTGAACTCTTGAGCGATCTCTGCTTGCGCATCCCCATCGGCATAGCTTCGTCGAACCACACGCATCATCTGAGCCGTGCGCTGTTGCCGAATACGCCGCAACCTCTGCCGATACGACAGTCCCGAACCAGCCGGAAATTCCGCATCCAGAAGCTCGACGGCCGTCTGCTCAATCTGCTGCCTCGTTGTGGAGTCCAGAGGCGGAAGACCGAGCTTATCAATCTGGGTCATTTGTATTCCGCGAGACCGTCGAACAGCTACTCTCACGCGCTGATCAATCACCGACTCCATGTCGTGGAAAGCGTCACGCATCTCATCCCGGATCGCCTGTTCCACAGCACGCCTACTCGTCGGCGTCAACCTCGTTCCATCTGGATTGAAGCCTGCCTGCGCAACCCGATCAATCAAGATCCGTTCGGATCGCACAAGCGGTGCTCGTAGAGCTCGCTGATCGGTAGCCCAGGCACGAAAGAGCCGAGCTCGTTCATCCGCGAGGTGGGTATCTCCAGCATGGATGAGCTGAATGGACGCGGGCTCAGCGTCAGGAACGATCTGGCCGAATAGCGGTCGGAGCTTCTTGGCCATGACTACTTAGAGCTGCCGGAAGGCGCTCCGATACTCGGGGATTTCTTCGCAGCTGTCGCGCTGACCTTCGCGCCTCGAACCTCAGGAACTCCACCACGCATGTTCTGGTTCTGCCCGCGACCCGAAAGATTCGCATCGAACAGCGTCTCGGTTTCCTCCAGAAGCTCCTCCATGCTCCCCTGCAAAATCGCATCGATCTCGGCTTGCGAATGACCCATCCTCTCGAGCTCCTTGCGCCGAGTTGTGAGTCGAAGGTCAAGCCGAGCCCTACTCTTCTCCAGCTCGGCGGCCTCGTCCTGGGGCATGGGATTGGGGAACACCACCTCGTTCCGATACTTGTTCCCCTCGAGCTCTTCCATCTTGGCTCCAAATTTCGAGTCCCCCAACTCCGTCACCTTCATGATGAGCCGGTTGATGAGCCGAAAACCCAATCCGTAGGTCAACGTCTTCATCGTCCGCTTCTCCATCAGCGGCATGTACTGAATCGCCAGAGCTACACCAGAAACATTGCCCAGCCCCTGGAACTTCCCCATGGCCTGTTCCGGAACTCCCATCAGCTCCATCATCGACAGCTTGAGCGAATCCTTCTGAGTGACCGCGGCCCCGAGGTCCCCAGACATTTCCAGATTCTCAACCGTCGCTCCCGCAGGCATCGCCCAGACTCGATTCGCGCCCTTCTCTAGGTCCTTGAGCTTTGCCCCCGACACCACGGTCATCGGCGATCCGTGGTAGTTGATGATGTCGGAAATGTCGGTGGACTTCTCGTTGTACTCTCGGTTCAACTCACACACATCCACCATATCGCTCAGCCCGAAGAACTCTCCAGACAAGGGATAATTCGCGATGTGCACAACCGGAATCTCACCGAGCTCGTTCACCTCATCACTGATGAGATCGGCGTTGCGGTACTTCCGAATCCTCGCCGGCGAGACAACCTCCCCGTCCTTGATGACCGCAGCGATCCACTCCTCGCCATAGATCACCAGCTCCTTTCGACCAGGCGTTATCCCGCCAATCGAAAATGCGGGATGTGGCGCAAACATCCCCATGCTCGGCGGATTGGTGCGCGTCTCCTCATAGACCGGATTGAGGATAATCATCCTCGTGAGCTTCTTTCGATCCACTCCAGTCGGACCACCTGTTTCGGGGAAGCACAGATGTGCGGGAATCACGTCGACTCGAGCATAGGGCTCCTCGAGCGGATCGTTCTTCTCCCACGAAACTCGAGCGAATACATCACCGGTCACTCCGCCCTGTTGCGCCGCTTCTATCAGCCAGAGATCTTTGTGATTTCGACGCCACGTCTCGTCGAGCATGTGACGAACAAACTCCCGATCCTCTTGCTCGTTGCCCTTCGTCGCCGGGTCGTCGGGAATGACATTCTTGAACCCCTTCTTGAAAGTGAAGTCGTTGAGAATGTCAAGCAACCGTCTGGCGTAGTTGATCGTGATGAGCGGTTCCCCGTCATCTCGCGAATAGCTCCAATGCTTCGACAGGTAGTACATCCAATACCGTCGATAAGCCTCAATCCTTCGCTGATGGTCCAGCGTCAAACTCGTGTGGAAGATTCCATCGAACATCGAGTAGAGCTTGGTATTCGCCGGGGAAACCGCCATGTGAGCCTACCTCCCTTGCGTCGGCGTGAATCCGAGAGACGTCATCTCCTTGGGAGAGAGCCCCGGAGCACTCATGCTCGACGCCTCTACTTTACCACCAGGCTCACCTTCCTTGCGGCCTTTTATGTCACCCGCGCGACGAAGTCCGAGTTTCTCCGCCGTCGTGTTTGCCCGTTCCTCCCGTTCCTCTTGACTGGGGGACTTCTTCTCGCGACGCTCCGGAACCTTCCCCTCAGCTCGAGCCATGTCGCCGTAGTTGCGCACCCGCTCGGGCATCTTCTTGTCGGGATGGCCGGTGGCGAAGTGGCCGGCCAGCTCCCGAGCTCGAGCATCGCTGACCTCCATCTTCTTCTGCTCCAATCGACGCTTCACGCTCTCACTGATCTTCGCCTTGGTCTCCGGAGTCTGTTTCCTACCCACGTCCCATCTCCTCTCTGAGCATGCGTCGGACCTGGCGCTCCCATCGGCCCCGAAGCCAGTCCCGAACAACGTAAGCCTCCTGAGCCGGGAGCTCTCCTCGACGCATGGCCCGTCGAACATCGCTCTCCTCGCAGTTCGCCAGCTCTGCAATCTGGGGGAGCGTCAGTGGCTTGTTCATTTCGGTCGCCTCTCGTGCTGCGTATCAACCTCAATGAATGGATCTGGCAATGACAGTTCGACATACCCCTCAGTCGCCACCATCCAAACACCCGGCGCGATGTAGGCTCGATGAACGCGATGAACATCCGTCTTCCAGCGCCGCCGCATCACATCGGTCGCTTTCCGAATTTCTGTCGAAGATTGTACGACCCCACTCACGGCCCAAAAAGCTCTACATCTGCATCGGTGAGGGAGCAGTCGTACTCCGGAGGAGCCGACATGCAGGACCCCTGGTCCATCGAAGAACCATCGTGCGCCAGGCCAAGGACATGGCCGGCCTCATGCGCCATCACATCTCGAACCGTCTGGCGGTCATAGCCGTAGTCCGAGTTGATCACGATGTCCGCCGCCAAGATGAGCCCTTCTCCATCGTACAGCAGATGGACTATCCCGCCCCGATCATCGATGACCTCCCCAGCATCGTTCAAGCCCGAGCTTCCAACAAAGCCCTGCCAGACCAGCACGGTCCCAGTCCGAAGCTCCGGAGCCAATGGCCACAGCCGGTCGAATTCGGCGTAGTCCACAGCCGAGTCGAAAGCGGTCACCGGCGCCAATCTGCCGTTGATCATGTCGAGGGCATCGCGCACCCCATCAGGATGCTCCACCGTGCTCCCCACGATCACCTGGAAGGGGAGGCTCGCCGGCCGAAGCTCATTGCCCTCCCGCACCATTCGCCCATTGTCCTCGGGCCCAACGCTCACGCAGTCCGCACCCAGCAGAAGCACCGCGGCGAAAAGAACCAGTACTCGAGAGAGGTCCATCACCAACCTCCCTGATTCTCAATCCGAGCATCGTCATCCACCGCAAGCTCGACGCGCTCCACCAGCTCGAGCCGCCTCCCGCTCTCCGCATCGCCGACGATCATCACGTCCGGCACGAAGGTCGCCGCCTCGGCCAAGGCATAGCTCCCATCCGCATTGCGCTGCTGCGTCGTGACCTGGACCACGCAGCCCACCCCCTCGATCATCATCGCCTTCGTACTCTTCATCCAGCCCTCCTCCTGGGAGGATGCCTTCGACAAGAGCTGGAACAAATCGCCGTCGCCAAAGACCCGCAGGTCCCCGGCGTTCTTCTTCGCCCCAGAAATATCCGTGTTGTGCATTGTCTTCTTCTGCATCTCAATCCCATTTCCCTTTCTTACTCCTACGCTGAGTCGGAATCGACCCGCGTGGATTGACCGCTCGCCTGAACCACGCCCCAGCCTCCTTGACCGACCGAGCTATCTCCCACCTAGCCGCTCGACCAATCATCGGATTCGGCGCCTGCTCCACCTCCATCGTTCCAGCAGCGTTCACCGCCCAGCATAGCATCATCAACGAATCGCAGTAGTCGTCCTTCGCATGCTTGTCGTCTCTCGCCTTCTCGACAATCATCCGCTGACCACGCCACGTCTTCTCGAGGTCCACCATCTGGTTGTAGAACCGCTGCCACTTCGTCAACCGCGTGGCCTGGTTCCCCGCCGGATAGGTCAGCCGCCTCGTGCTGAACTCCTGGTGAAGAATCTTGTATCCCAAGTCTTTCGACTGTGCCGAGAACAAAAACGGCATGACGAAGATGTTGTACTTGTCCAGCTCTGCCGCCAACCGACTGTAGACCGGGTCGCCCTTACCAGTTGCATCGACACAGATAGTCGAGAGACGATAGTTCTTCAGAAAGTCGATGATCTGCGGATGCTGCATCTCATGGTCATCACCGTAAAGCTCCAACCAATTCGCAACATGGATCGGATAGCGGGTCTCATCCCCATACTGCACCCCACCATCCCAGAAGACACGACCCACCGTTACGACCGTCGAGCTCTCTCCCTTCCCAATATCAATCGAGCCAACCATGCCTTCCGTATCCGGGTCGAATGTGATCACATTTGGGGGCCGAATAAACTTGATCTTCGGAGGACGGCCGCGCTTCACCCGCTTGACCCTCATCACTTCCAGATTGTCGCTCGAACCCTTGATGCCGCAGTCATCGAACTGGTCCGGATTGACGAACATCCCCCGCTCAAGCAACCAGTGCAGGCGATACTTCATCCGGAACTCGTCGCTGTCCTCCTGCAAGCGCCGACGCTCCTTCGCGGCATACTTCCGATATCGCGGGTTGTAGCGCTGAACCACGGTGTAGTCATACTCATAATGCAGCCGATGGCGATGACGCACGCGCCCCGTATCCACATCCTGTCGCTTATTGCGTCGGCAGGTCTCATAGAACTCACTCTTCACCGTATTCGGAGTTCCAATCTTCACCAGGGTCCCAGCGGTCGCCGCAGCCATGGGATGAATCGAGGCCCGAATCTTCAGGCTCGAAATGTCCTGGGTCTCCTCGAGAAGAAT